ATTATCACGGAAAGAATTGACCACTACATTGACGGATATTGATCTGCGTATCGTTCTGGATCATTATGATTTTGATGCATCTGATCCCTTTGAAGTTTATTACCGGAAATATAAACCACTGCCAAAGCAGCTGACGGATGTGGTCATGAAGTATTACAGGATAAAGACGGAACTGAAACACATATCACCTGATGATGAACGCTATGTATATTATTGCGCTAATAAGCGGCGTTTGAACCGGTGTTATGGCATGACGGCTCAGGATCCTGTCAAGGACAGCATTGATTTCATTGACGGTGATTTCATCCAGCGTGATGAACCAGTCAGTAAATTACTGAACATATCCAATCATAAAGCATTTCTTAATTATGCATGGGGTGTGTGGGTAACCGCGTGGCGGCGTTACCGTCTGCATGAGATGATAGACATTGCCGGTCATGATTTCGTTTACTGTGATACGGACAGTGTCAAATATGTTGGCCGCATATCCTTAAATGCATATAACCGCCAGCGCATTAAGGACAGTAAGAAAAACGGTGCATATGCTTATGACAATGCCGGTAACATACATTATATGGGTGTATTTGAAAATGAAGGTTATGAACATCCCAACCGATTTTCAACCATGGGCGCTAAAAAGTATGTCCTGGAAGATCATACCGGCAAGCTGCATATAACCATTGCCGGTGTAAACAAAAAGAAAGGTGGTGAGGAACTAGGAAAGATTGAAAACTTTAAAGAAGGCTTTATATTCTATAAGGCCGGTGGGACTGAAAGTGTGTTCAATGACAATGTGGATATGACCATACAGGCCGAAGGAAGGCCATTACATATCACGGACAATGTGGTGATCCGTGACAGCACATACACATTAGGATTGACCGCGGATTATTTACGCTTATTACAGGGATGTTATGAAATAGCGTACAGTGAGAATGAAATATATGGTATATACCATAAAAAGAACATGAATGAATAAGAAAGGAATATGAACATGTTTGAAAAGTTTAACAGAGTATTTAAGAGCAGTTTAAAGAAAGATGTAGATCTGGATTCCATGGAATTTGCCAAGTTAAAGGAATTTGAAGGTAAGACCTTAAAGGTTGAAGGTTTCTTCTTCACAGATAGCAAGAAGTATGGCCGTGCTGTTGTAATCGTAGCTAATGGCTATAAGATCAATATGCCAAAAAGAGCCGTGGCTGAATTTGATGAAATTTTCAACGATGACGAAATGTTGGATGCAGTGCTGAACGGACATCTGGAAATCACTGACATCAAGGAATATGATGGTAAATCAGGCACAACAACCATTTACACATTAAAGGATTGCTAATGACAATGGATGACAGAATATTTTTACCATCAGGCTATCTGAACATGACCTGGTTATATGACAATACAGAAACCTATACATTCATAACCGGGGGCCGTGGTATTGGTAAGACATTTGGTGCCTTATTGACTGTCATCCAGCGTAACATACCATTTCTATTCATGCGCCGTACTCAGGTTCAGATAGACATGCTGAAGAATGATGACATGAATCCATTCAAGGCCCTTGAATATGAGTACGGTGATGAATACCGTTTCATTATGCGTAAGATCAATAAGAACATAACCGGGGTTTACCGTTCACAGTTCAATGAAGATAAACAGATCTATGAACCGTACGGTAATCCAATTGGCTATATGATACGGTTATCGACAGTGGCTAATTTACGCGGATGGAATGCCGAAAACATCCAGTGTCTGATCTATGATGAATTTATTGGTGAAAAGCATGAAAGACCAATCCCGGAAGAACGGCATGCGTTTCTGAACGCGATCGAAACCATCGCGCGTAACCGTGAATTAAAAGGTTTGCGGCCGATGAAGGTCATCGCATTGTCCAACAGTAATATACTGGCCAATCCGCTGTTTGTTGAATTGCAATTGGTCACGGTGTGTGAAAAGATGCTGAAGAACGGTCAGCAGATCAAGAGTTTTCCTAACAGAGCATTGACCATGATCCTGCTGGACAAAACACCGATAGGTGAACGGAAAGCCCAGACATCCCTGTATAAACTGGCAGGTGTCAACAGTGATTTTTCACGCATGGCCCTGGATAATGAATTTACAAAAGAAGAAATGCAGGACATTGCCAGCCGCAACCTGAAAGAGTACAGACCGATCACCATGGTTGGTGAATTAGCTATCTACAAGCACAAATCAAAAAAGCTATGGTATGTATGTGGGCATCAATCAGGAACCATGCCACAATATGACACCAGTCCAATGGAATTAAAGCGATTCACGAGGGATCATTATTCCATCTGGCTGGCATATCTGAACCGTAAGATTGAATTTGAAAGCTATCTGTATAAACGGCTACTTGAAAAATATTTTAATATATGGTAATAGACCTTGATAAAAGGTCTTTTTTTAATGATAATTAAGGTGAAGGGATGTGACCGTATCGCAACCGGCCGAACCGGTGGTCATGCATAGGCGAAGTGCAAGAACATCCCTTCGATATGAGGTGATAAGCATGGAAAATTTAGACGCAATCTTGCAGCGGATCTCAACTACCGGATTCCCGATCATGGTTTCCCTGATCCTGATGTGGTATGTCAATAAACAGCTGGATACCCATAAGGAAGAAACCAACGCACTTAAAGAAGTCATCCAGGAAAACACACTGGCTTTAGTCAGTTTAAAGGAAATGATCCAGGGACATACTACCAATGAATAAAAACGGTGTTGATTTAAGTGAGTGGAATGATAATTCCACCATAGCAGAAATGAAGAATGCCGGACAGCAGTATGCGATCCTGCGTGGGGCCGGTACCTATCGTGGAAAGAAAGCATCCGTATCAGTCGGTTATATGTATAAAGATGCACATTTTAATGCATTCTATGACCAGGCTAAACGGCTGAATTTTCCAATAGGTGTATATTATTACAGTACAGCCGGCACATCAGAAGATGGAAAAGCTGAACGGAAGTTCCTTTATGACAACTGTCTTAAAGGTCGTAAATTTGAATATCCGATCTACATTGATGTTGAAGAAAGCACATGCAGCACAGCTGGTATTATTGGCTTTTGTGAAACACTTGAAGATATGGGATATTTCGTAGGCGTATATGCTAATTACAATTATTTTGTTAACAAACTGGATAATAGTAAATTAGATCCATATACCAGATGGCTGGCGTTTTGGCAGAGTACACAGCCCAGCGTGTCATTCAGATATGACATGTGGCAATATGGCAGTACCACCATAAACGGTAAGAAGATTGATGGTGACATATGTTATGCTGATTTTCCGGACATTATTATCAACGGCGGATTTAATGGATATGAAAAAAAGCCTGAACCAGTACCGGAAGAACCATCAATCACCATCAAGGCCGGCGATCTGTTAAAGGTTATTAAGATTGAAAACAACAGCATAACATTTACGAAAGAAGGAACAGAAAAATGAAAATGAAGATTGAAGATTATCTGATGCTGAAAAAAGCCGGATACAGTGATGAAGAAATAAACGCTTACAATCAGTCAGATGCAGCAGAAATCACTGTCAGTGAGCCGGAAAACAAGCCAGAGCCAATTGCAGACGAACCGCAGCCGGTTACTAATTCCAATGATACCGTTATCAGTTCATTACTGGATGAAGTAAAATCGTTACGCGGTCAGATGGAAAAATATTTCATTCAGCATGACAGCATGAATGTGAATCCATCCAATGAAGATATTGCGCAGAAGATTCTGGCCAGCGTCATAAATCCACCAAAAAAGTAAAGGAAGGTAAAAACTAATGGCAGTAAATACAATGGGCATCCAGGATGCTTATGCACTAATCGCTGAATTACATTTACAGGCAACCGGCAGAAAAGTACTGACACCTGTAAATACTGTTGATTTTATTTCTGTTGCACAGGCAACATTACAGAATGGATATGAACCAGTTCTGAACGCTATCAGCCAGGTTATCGGCCGTACATTAGTAGCCGTCAGACCTTATGACCGTAAGTTCAAAGGCCTTGAAAACAGTGCTGAACGTTGGGGTGGTATCATCCGTAAATTATCATTTGCTGATCGTGATCCTATCAGCAATCCATCATTCACACTGACTGAAGGTACAACCGTTGATCAGTTCAGTATCAGAAAGCCTAAAGTACTTGAAACCAGATATGTCGGTTCAGACCTCTGGCAGGGACAGTATACTATCACTACCCGTCAGCTGGAACTGGCTTTCAGTGGTCCTGAAGAATTTGCAAGATTCATGTCAGGATTGATGACACATTTTGCTAACGAACGTGAACAGTGGCTTGAAGAAATGTCCAGAATCACACTGGTCAACTTTATGGGTGCATTAAATGTTTTAGGCACCGGACATGTCATTCACTTATTAACTGAATACAATACTGCAACCGGTTTATCATTAACTGCACAGACCGTCAGACAGCCAGCCAACTATCCGGCATTTGTAAGATGGATGTATGCAAGAGTTAACACACTTTCAAGAATGATGACAGAACGTTCTGAACTGTTCCAGCAGCCTATCACAGGTATGCCAATTTTAAGACATACACCTGTTGAAGATCAGCGTATCTTTATTGATGCAGATCTGTTATCACACATGGAGGCTGAAGTATTAGCAGATACTTATCACAATAATTATCTGTCACTGGCTGAAACTGAGGCAGTTTCATACTGGCAGAATATTCAGACACCTAATGATATTTCCGTTACACCAGTTTACATTGACAGCACCGGTGCTGTAGTAACTAACGCTACTAACCAGGCAGTGTCCGATGTCGTTGGCGTTATGTTTGACCGTGATGCCGTTGGATATAACATTTATCAGGATACCCTTGATGCATCACCATACAATGCAAAAGGACAGTATTACAACCTGTTTAACAATGTCCGCATCCAGTATCAGAATGACGTCACAGAAAAAGGCATCTTATTAGTATTGGATTAAACGCGTTATTTAGCCCCCATTTTCGTACGCGTTTATATTCCTTCTATTTGTCCGGTCATGCGCCGTCTTATTCTCCTGCGGCGCGTGGCTGGAAAAAGATCGGAGGACTAAATGAACATAACATTTTTCAATTTCAATAAGAATGAAAACAGTACCAAGGTGCCGACAGCAACCGGCACCAGTTTTACATGTTTCATCAAATCACCTAGCAGCATAATAAATCCTATAATTGAATTGAAAGACAATCCAATAAATTTCAATTATTGTTACATACCGGATTTCAGCCGTTACTATTTTATTAATGACATAGTATTCAATAAAGGCACCTGGATCTGTTACTGTAACATTGATGTATTAGGTACATACCGCACGGCAATTGGTAACAGTGATGTATATGCTTTAAGATCCGCATATGAATCAGATGGTGAACTGGTTGACACCTTATTCCCAGTCACTGCTGATACCCAGGCCAATACCTTAACCGCATTAGGCAGCGGATCAACCGATCTGACATTCAGCGGTTTTAATTCCGGATATTATGTTTTAGGTGTTCAAGGTTATGATCAGGCATCACAGAATGGTGTTATCTATTACCAGCTGACACCTGCCCAGTTTACTACTTTATTGCATAACTTTTATGCCAACAGTGGTTCAAGCTGGTGGGGTAACCTTGAAAGAGGTGTCGTAAATGCCCTGAATAAAATATCTGATTATATCGTATCATGCCGCTGGTATCCAACCACTTTTACGGTCGATAATAACAGTGGCAACGGCTATCAGATTTATTTAGGCTCTTATGCTACTTCGGTATATGCAGCACGTGTAATCGGTGTCACAACACTTTTACAGTATTTCAGCAGCGTGCCAGTCCATCCACAGGCTGATCGCGGTAACTTTATCAAGACCAGTCCATTCAGCCGATATGTGTTAGTACATCCGCTGACCGGACCAATCGAATTGAACAGCCGGTTATTAAAAGCCAGCAATTTTGATTTCACAATTTATATCACACCTGATTACACCAGTGGACAGGCTAAATTTCAAATACGGTATAAAATTGACAGCGGATATAAAACGGACCTGTTGACATATGTTAATTACGGTACACAGATCAGTCTGTCCGGAAATGATGTAAATGTTGGTGGTCTGATCAATTCAGCTGTTGGTACCGGTGTGGCATTACTGACCGGTGATGCTTTAGGCGTCACGGCAGGCATTGCCAGCACATTGAATAATGTTCCGGTAACACCTGGACACAATCAGTCAAGTGGTGGATTTGTGTCATACGGTAATCCAATTTTAAACTGCCTGTTTAAGATCATAGCTGACCGTGATGTGACTAATAAAGGATTACCATTGTGTAAAGTCCGTAAACCTGTAAATATTCCAGGCTACATATTACCAGACAATCCGCAATTGAATATTGGTGGAACTGATGAAGAAAAAAGGCGCATCAATTCCTTATTAGCATCTGGTTTCTTCTATGAGTAGTTTTATACCAAGACTGACGCGGCCATCTAATACAGATCCGCGCTGGATCAATATCAATTATGGCGGATATAACCGCTGTATTCTGGGATCCCCGTCATATGGTCCAGGTTCAGTATTATCAGACTGTACTGGATATGCATGGGGACGTTGGCTGGAATTACTGAATGCCACTGATTGCAATCTGTCCATAAATCAGGCAGCTATCTGGTATTTGAATACTGGTGATGGTTACCGGCGTGGCAGTGAACCCAAACTGGGTGCCATATGTTGTTGGGACAACAACGGCGGCAGCGGTCATGTAGCTGTTGTGGAATCCATGACCACTAATGATCAAGGTGTAGTTACTTCATGTGTGGTATCTGAATCCGTTTATAATGGTGTAGTGTTCAGATTACAAACCATCAGCAGATCACAAAACTGGTATATTTATGATGATCATAATTTCCAGGGATTCATATATCTGCCGATAGATTTTACCGAACTGGACACGTATCTGTTACCTTTATTGAAAAGAAACAAAAACATAAAAATTAGAATGTAGGTGAACTATGTTAATTCCAACAAATTACGAATTTGAAAATCTTTACAATTCAATGCGTTCACCATCATCCGTGCATTGCCGTAATACTGCTTTAGTCGAGTATTACACCAAATATTTACTGGAAAAAGCCATCAGTGTATTTAAATTTGATGGCATTCCGGATAAATGGGCCATGAACTATTTTCAATATGTTTTATTTGGATATGGTTATGTTGCCATTATCAACACCGATAAATATGGTGTAATACCTCAATTGAGCGGCCTGACGGGTTATAATGTATTTTATCAACCAACTATGGTGACCATAGCCAATCCGCTGTTAGACGGTCTTAAAACGCTTGAGATAGGCACACAGTGCGAGATCATCAAGCTGCAGCCTAATTACAGCGGTGTCATGGATATTGTCACTACATACGCTGATCTGATGGCTTTATGTCTGGAAACAGCTGGTATCAATCTGCTGAATTCCAAAATGTCATATATTTTCTTCAGCCAGAATAAAGCAGCTGCTGAAACATATAAAAAGATGTATGACAAGGTAGCCAGCGGCGAACCAATGGCAGTAATTGATAAATCATTATTGGATGATGAAGGTAATCCAGCCTGGACCATGTTCACACAGAATGTGGGCCAGAATTATATTACCGACAAAATATTGAATGACCTTCAGACCATTGAAGATCAGTTCAATACGGAAATTGGTATCCCAAATGCCAATACACAGAAAAAGGAACGTCTGATCGTAGATGAAGTGAATGCCAACAACATTGATACCAATGCTAAAATAGCATTATGGCTGGAAACCATGCAGCGTGATATTGGTAAGGTCAATCAGATGTTTGGCTTAAATCTGTCAGTGTCTTATCGTTTTGATAATGAAAGTGAGGTTGAAGTTAATTATGAATGATACCACCTTATCATTATTAGGTTTATACACATGGGATAACACCATCTTTGATAATATGGTGTTACCTGATGAAATAGACAAAAGCGATTTCATAGACAATCTGCTGATGGAAACGGCAGAACTTGAGATCTTATATCCCGACAGTGATTTCATGAAAAATGCCATTGGTGTATGGTCAAATAAGCGCATACACACCTGGAATCGTGTGGCCCGAGTACTATATGAGGATTATGATCCATTCATCAATATTAAACGTGATGAAGTTCGTACCATTGTCCATGACCGTGATCTGACCTATACCAATAAAGGTGACACCACCACCAATGAAAACGCATGGGACGATAATACATCAGATGGTGTCCAGACACAGAAAGTGAACGTAGACCTGACCAATACTGACACAGGCCAGACTAAAACCACCGAAACATTCCATGTTGAAGGTGACAGCGCGATCACTGATGCACAGGATGTAGCAATAAAAGAAGTGAAATTACGTTCACAATATGATCTTTATGATTACATCATTAATGATTTCATACACCGTTTCTGTATTATGGTGTATTAGGAAGGACAAATATGGCTTTATTTGAAAATTTTCCATGGACAAATATTCATGAACTAAATCTTGACTGGATTGTTAAAATAGTACTGGAGATGAAAGATTCACTGGCACTTATTTCATCCTTAGAAGAACAGTTTAATGCTTTAAAAGATTATGTAGACAATTACTTTGAAAGCACTGAAGTTAAAGAAGAAATTAGAACCCAAGTAGACAACTACTTAAATGACCTGATGGAAACCGGTCAGTTTGCGGCAATTATCAGCGAATATGTAAGCGGTGGTGTTACCGAAAGAATCAACGCATATCCTTTCTGGTCTTATACTTTAGATGGCTATTATGGTCTTCAGTCTTTTGTCTTTACACCGGCGAATATCATGCTGTTTGCCGTTGCCGGATCAGAAGATGAATATCATAAAGTGATCCTGTTAGACCTTGAAGGAAACCTTATAGAAGAAAAACCTATATCAATTATAGGTCACTCTAACAGCGCATTTTATGAAGATGGCTTCGTATTCTTATGCGGAAAAGGTACCACTTACTATAAGTTTGACACCAGCGGTAATTTAATAGATACCATAGAATCCCCTTATCCTATTGTAAATATCGCGGGTGAAAATGGCTCAAGGATCTATTGTGAATGGGTGGATGATACTCATGTAACACTCCATTTTAATACTGACTTCCAAAAAACTGTAGAATTTACGGGCACTCTGCAGGGTATGACGATGCATAATAATAAAATCTATTTATGCACGAGTAACACCAGTGGAGGAACAATTTATGAATTTAATTCAGCTTTTACATTGCTCAATAGTTATACTCTATTCCCTTTTGTGCATGAAATAGAAAATATTCAGTTCACTGACGGAAAATGTGTAATATTAGATAACTATAGTTCAGCCTTAAAATCATTCTTCCAGTATGCTAATATTGGTTCAGTTTTAAATCCTCAGTTAGTTGAAGAATATGCACCAACAAGAACCTTATATATAGATACTAATAGAACTGGATTCTATGACGGTAGTTCAACAAAACCTATAAATGATCTTGCAGGTCTGACAAGTATTATTTATAACCAAAATATCTATAGCAGAACTCGACAGATAACTTTAGATATTCAGAACAATATAGTACTTGACACTAATCTGGCATTATGGAATTGTCCTGCAAAACTTATTATCAACGGTAACAGCAAGCAGATAACTACCAACGGCCATGAAATTAATATTCTGAATTGCAACGCTGTAACCATTCAATATCTTAATATCACTGGTACAGACAGTATTAATATTGAAGGTGTGCCTAACTTGTTGTTACAGAATATAACCACAAACGAAACTATCAATCTGAATAATTGCACAGGAACAGCATTGACATGTGTTAACAACACTACAGCGT